GAGGAGGTCAACTCCATCATGCAATACATGCAGATCGCGCAGAGCTTGGGCACAGATGGCCAGCTAGCCATCAAGACAGACATGCTGGTGGACTACCTAGCCGACAAGCTAGGAGTGCCAGCATCTGTGAGAAACACCGCAGCAGAGCGTGCAGTGCTCATGGAAGAGATGAAGAACCAGCAGCAGCAGCAAGCTATCGCACAGGCTATGGCCATGCAAGCCCAAGCTGGTGCCGGCATGCCTGCACTACCCGCACCAGAAGGAGCAATGTAATGGATTATGGAAACAGACCCGATGGCTCACCAAAAGGTGAAGGATTTTTTGGACTGCTTAAACGCCCTGATGGGGATGTGTCAACAGAGATTTCTGTTGGCGTTGGCATGGACGGCAAAGAAATTGAAATTCCTTTAATTGTCCCAACGCTTACAAAAAAAGAACTTGATTATTTGTTATCTGCAGATTTAAAAAGTAAATCTTTTTTTAATAATATGCCGCCATCAATTGTGGATAAAGCCTACGATCATGCGCAAACCCGCATGAAATCTGGCATGTCACCCTTTGCTGGGCCTGACGAAATTATGGATCCACCCTCCAAATGAGCTGGGACGAACTAGACGCCATTGGCCAGCCCACTGATATCAGAGAGGTTGATCAAAAGAGAGAAGACTTGGCCAGGCTAACCCTGCGTGTCTTTGGCTCTGAGGATGGCCAGAAGCTCTTACAGTGGCTCAAAGACATGTATGTGAATGTGCCCATCGCCGTGCCGGGCACAGACCCCTCACACGCCTACTTTGCTGAAGGGCAGAGGACGGTTGTGCGGGACATCGAGGTACGGATTAACTCAGCAAGGAAACTATGACAGACACAGCAGCAGTCGAGCCCGGTGCAACCGGCCTACTTGACAACGTGCAAATAGGTGATGAGACAAAACAAGACAACCCCCAGGCGGTTGAAATAGACCACAAGGCCGTCCCAAATGACGCGCCAGCGCCAGAGGATCCCTTAGAGCGACCCGATTACTGGCCAGAGAACTTCTGGAAGAAAGACTCTAACGAGCCAGACCTAGAGGGAATAGCAAAGAGCTGGTCAGATCTGCGCAAGCAAATTAGCCAAGGCAAACACAAAGCCCCAGCTGATGGCAAGTACGACCTCAAGGCCTTTGGAGATGCAGCAGAAGACAACCCCATAGCCACAACCCTATCTGGCTGGGCAAAGGAGAATGGACTCTCCCAGGCATCCTTTGATGACCTAGTAGTCAACCTACAGACACAAGCCAAGGAGCTCATGCAAGGCGATATGGTTGACCCAGTAGCTGAGATGAAGCAGCTTGGCCCCAACGGTGGCGCAATCGTCAACGGCATGGTGGATTGGGCACGCGGCCTGGTCAACAAGGGCGTGTGGTCTAAGGATGACTTTGAAGAGTTCAAGATCATGGGTGGCACAGCCCGTGGCATCACAGCTTTGATGAAAGTCAGAGAGGCCTACGAAGGTAGAGTGCCAACACAGAGCGCACCACTCGAAGGTGCTCCAAGTAAGGACGAGCTCTATCAAATGGTTAACGATCCTAGATATAAAACAGACACTGCCTACAGACAGAAAGTAGAAAAGATGTTCCACGCTATAATCAAATAACTGCTGCAGGAGCAGTTGCCTTTAGCCCCTACTTGCGTGGGGGCTTTTTTTATGTACAATCCAAACCGTCAGCGTAACGGCACGACAACTAGAACCCTTTGGCTCTGGCTTTCTATCCCTTAATTGGGACACGCCGTTACGTGGAAAGCTAGAACCAGAGGGTTTTTTGCTTTCCCGACTCGGGAACTATGCGGCACGTCGGTGGTAGAACCTTAAAAAACCCTGTTACACGAGCAAACCAGAGCAGGGATGGTGGGCTAAGAATAGAGCCAGGTGGTAACGGTGAGAGCCTCGCGCATGCGCCTCTAGCCGTATAAGTCTGTTCAGTGCGACGCGATGACATGGCTCCGCAGGGCATGCATTTAAGCATAGGCGAACTTTGATCTTGATCACGGTAAGGCTGTGCTTTGCTCCAACATTCACCACAGGGCATAGACATGAAACTAAATAATAGTTGACAACAAAGCAAAAGATATATATATAATGTGGCAAGGCTTATCTGGCAACAGACCCTTACCGCAGTGGATACTGACGATTGGCTGGCGATACCAGCAAGCAATCGGCCCTAATTTTTAGGCTTACCGGCGCGAGAACCCTGTGTTTTTATCAACCGAATGAGGTATCCCAATGAGCATTTCTTTAAGCAATGCCTTTGTTACTCTATTCGACGCGGAAGTCAAGCAAGCCTACCAAGGCAAAGCAATGCTTGTTCCGGCGGTTCGCCAGCGTCGTGGAGTCGAAGGTTCAACTGTTAAGTTCCCTAAAGTGGGTCGTGGCGTTGCCACTATCCGCGTTCCCCAAACTGATGTAACTCCTCTGAATGTGGGTTTCAGCTCAGTCACTTTGACTTTGTCTGACTACAACGCAGCAGAATACAGTGACATTTTTTCACAGCAGAAAGTCAATTTCGACGAGCGCCAAGAGTTGGTGCAAGTTGTAGCTGGCGCTATGGGTCGTCGCCAAGATCAAATGATTTTGGATGCACTCAGCGGCTCTAGCACTAGCTTGACAGTCAGCAATGACATTGGCGGGTCTGACTCCAACATGAACATTACCAAGCTGCGCGAAGCAAAGCGTCTTTTGGACAAAGGCAATGTTCCACCAGATGGCCGTCACATCATCATTCACGCAAATGGCTTGGCCAACTTGCTGTCTGAGACCAGTGTGACTAGCTCTGACTTCAACAGCGTTAAAGCGCTGGTGCAAGGCGAGATCAACACATACTTGGGATTCACATTCCACGTGTTGGGTGATCGCTCTGAAGGCGGCTTGCCAATCGACGGCTCACTTGATCGCACCTGCTATGCATTCCACAAGGATGCCGTGGGTTACGGTGAAGGTATTGCTATGAGAACTGAGATCAACTATGTGGCTGAAAAGACCTCTTGGTTGGTTAATGAAGTCTTCTCTGCTGGCGCTGTTGCGATTGACGATGAAGGTATCGTCAAGCTCACCTGCCGTGAAACTTAATCTAGGAGATAGACATGGCATTTTCATCTACAGGCTTTAACGCAATTGGCGGCCAGTCAAAAGCTGGTAACGCACCAGCCATTTACACGTACACATCTACTGACGCACAGTCAGTGATTCGTGCATCTGGTTACTTCAATTCAATCTCATCAATCCTCAAGGTTGGCGACATTGTTTTCTGTTACTCAGCAACGGGTGGCACTCCAGTAATGTCTACTGCTTACGTGGTTAGCAACGCCTCTGGCGTGGTTGATATCACTGACGGTGTGACAGTAACTGCAACAGATACCGACTAAATCGGGTCTGCTGTAAAGAGGCCAACTTCTGCCACTAGCGGAGGTTGGCCTTTCTCACATTGAGAGGTTTAAATGGCTGCTGGTGACACTGGTGTATCAATCTGCTCTGATGCCTTGCTCTTGATAGGAGCGAAGGCTATTTCGTCTTTTAACGACGGCACCGACGCCTCTAGCGTATGCGACCGACTCTATCCAGATATTAGAGATTCCACCTTGGTGATGTACCCGTGGAGCTTTGGCATGAAGAAGGTGCAGCTGGCGCAGCTCATCACAACCCCTAATTCTGTTTGGCGCTATGAGTACCAGCTGCCAGGCGACAAGCTAGCCAACCCCCGCGCTGTCTACAACAGCGCTGCACAGGGCAGCCCAGTGCAAAAAGATTGGGAGATCCAGGGCGACAAGCTACTGACCAACCTGACTAGCGTCTTTATTGATTACCAATTTAGCGTGCCTGAGTACGCTATGCCCCAATACTTTGTGCAGCTGCTTAAATACATGGTGGCCTGGCACATTGCTGAGACCGTAACAGAGCAGCAGGACAAGGCAACCAAGTGGCAGCGTGTGGCCACTGGCGACCCATCTGAGAACGGCCGCGGTGGTTTCTTTCGCACAGCTGCCCAGATTGATGGTCAGAACAACCCTGTGCGCGTCATTGAAGATTATTCACTTATTGCGGTTAGAAACTAATGCCACGCTTTGTAGAGTTCACAACTAACTTTGCGACGGGCGAGCTCGATCCATTGTTGCGTGCGCGTGTGGATCTGCAGGCCTACAACAATGCGCTGGCCAAGGCGACTAATGTATTGATCCAGCCCCAGGGCGGGTTGCGTCGCAGGCCTGGCACCAAGCATATCTTTCAGCTGCCAAACACAAGCACCGAGTCTGCCGGCAACGGCGTGCGCCTAGTGCCATTCCAGTTTTCGGTAGACGACAGCTATATGCTGTGTTTTACCCACAATCGCATGTATGTGGTTAAGAATGGGGTAGTGCAGACAAACATCAATGGCACGGGTAACAGTTACCTGACAACTACCATTGGCAGCACAATAGTGGACGATATGTGCTGGACACAGTCTGCCGACACATTGATTGTTGTGCACCCAGACCTGCAGCCGGTGCGCATTACTCGCACTAGCGACACCGCTTGGACGGCAACATCAATCACGTTTGATGCGATCCCTAAGTTTGCCTACGACATTGATTTCCACACCAACAATGGCTCAACGCTAACCCCGTCGGCTGTGTCTGGTAATGTGACTCTCACGGCCTCTACGACGCATCACGACAGTGGCGCAGCCCAAGCTGGCAGCAGCTCTACCATTACCCTCAAATCAACTGCTAGTGCCACAGATGACGTCTATAACGGCATGTATGTGACGATCACAAGCGGCACGGGTACTGGTCAAATAAGAATTATTGAAGACTATGTTGGCAGCACCAAGGTGGCAACCGTGACGCCTGCGTGGACTACCGCGCCAAACAACACTAGCAACTATGAAATAACTACTTGGACAACCGAGTCGGTTAACCAGTACATCAATGTGCAGCCACAAGGACGCGCAAGGATTATTCGCTATGTCTCCTCTACCGTGGTCGAGGCAGTTACAGAGTACCCATTCTTTAGCACGACAGCCATTGACGCTGGCCGGTGGGAGCTTGAGCACGGATATGTAGATGTGTGGTCGAGCACCAAGGGGTGGCCACGCACTGTGACTTTCCATGAAGGCAGGCTCTACTTTGGTGGTAGCAAGTCGCGCCCATCTACTATTTGGGGATCTAAGATCGGTCTCTTCTATGACTTTGTCCCAAGCGAATCTCTGGACGATGATGCGGTTGAGGCGACGCTAGACACCAACGACTTGAACGTGATCACTGACATTATCAGCTCGCGTGACTTCCAAGTGTTTACTACTGGCGGCGAGTTCTACGTGCCACAGCAAGGCACAGATCCTGTGACACCGCTGACATTTACATTTAAGAACGTATCGCGCAATGGCATCAAGCCAGGCACCCGCGTGCAGTCTGTTGAGTCTGGCTCGATCTACATCCAGCGCCAGGGCAAGTCTTTAAATGAGTTTGTGTTCAATGACACACAGCTCACATACATAACCCAGCGCATCTCATTGCTATCTGGCCATCTGCTGAAGGGGCCACAGCGGGTAGCGCTGCGTCGTGCGTCGAGCACCGAGGAGGCCGACCTGCTCCTGATGACGAACACCGACGATGGCAGCATGGGTGTGTTTAGCATTATGCGCAGCCAGCAAGTGACCAGCCCGTCTGAGTTCACCACAGATGGCGAGTTCATAGACGTGGGCGTGGATGTGAACACCATCTATGTGGTGACCAAGCGCACGTTTAACAGCGTGGTTAGATACTTCATCGAGGTCTTTGGCTATGAGTACTTTACAGACTGTGCGTTTGTGGGTGGCTCTGCGTCTGGTGTGGCGTCTGGCCTGCCCCACATCGGCAAGGCTCTTAACGTGATTTGTGATGGCTCACCCCAGGGCAACGAGACTGTCAATGGCTCTGGCGCTGTGACATTCGACCGCGAGTCAACAACTAGCTACGAGGTAGGATTGCCTATCACGGTCTACGTCAAGACTATGCCTGCCGAGGTCAAGCTGCAAACTGGCAGTCGGGTCTCTTTCAAGAAGCGGATTGTCGAGATCAGCGCTGTGGTCAACAAGACACAAAACATAATCATCAACAACCAACCGGTCGCGTTCAGATTGTTTGACAACCCAATGCTTGATGATCCAATTCCAGAGTTCACCGGCATCAAACGGGTCAACGGCGTGCTTGGCTACAGCCGCGAGCAGAGTATTGAGGTATCCCAAGATCTACCAGTGAAGATGAATCTGCTGGGCTTGGACTACCGTGTAGCCGTTTTCTCAGGAACATAAGACATGGCAACAGCACCCAATCCATCAGCAGCAGGAATGGTAGCCGGCGCAGGGCTGCTTGCTACCTATGGCGAGATTGAGGCTAGCAAAGCGGCGGCGATCAACCAGCAGACTAGCTACATGCTGCAGGCAAGAGACACCCTGGCTGTGGCCGAGGTGCGTGCCGACATGGCAGAGCAGTACTCCACCATCCAAGCCGGTCGCACAATCAAGAAGGCCGAGCTGGAGGCGCAGAACTACACCATCGCTGGCAACACCTTGCTAAAGAACATGCGTGCCACCAACGCAGCTGTGCGTGCTAGGGCGGCAGCTAGTGGAGTGGTGCTGGGCGAGGGATCAATACAGAGTGTGATCAACCAAAACA